ATGAAATCTTTTCATCTAAAAACGTACTCGCCATATTACGATGTGGTGTATGTGCTTCCTACAGAGGCAGTTGAACTAGATGTGGAATATCCTACACCAGCAGTTGCACTACCAGTTGCGAATTCATCAACCTCAGCTGTTACCTTTGTTGCAACAGTATCTATTTCAATAACTTGTTGTCTTACAGGAATAACATCATTGGAATCTGGTTTAATGGTTACATCTATTGTACTATTAGTATTAGTTGTAGATGTTATATTAAGTGAGGTCAACACTACAACTCCTGTGGTATAATTAATTGTTCCAGCTGTTGCATTAGTAATAGTCTTAGTAGTACCACCCAAAAGATAAAAAGTTCAATTGTATACTTTGTAATAGCACTTAATGTTGGAGTAATAATTCTTTTCAATTTCATGGTTGCTGTACTGGACAAAATGGAAGTATCAGTATCATCAATATCTTTTAAGAGATTAGAATGTCTGAATACACTATCGAATTTTTGTAGGTTATTTGTATTGAATGAACTTACAGTTGTTTCAACCAATGCCTGAATATCTGATTTAGTTTTTTCTGTCAAGGTAGAATTATATTTTACAGTTATACTCATAACCAAATACAAGATTTCTGGATCAACTATCTCTGGAACTATTGAAGCTACATTATAATTTTTCAAACTAGCAATAATTGAATTTTTAGTTGTAGCAGTTAAGGTTGTTCCAGTATTGGGGTTAATAGCAATATATACTTTGCCATATATCGGTGGATCATTATCCTCACCACCCCAACATTGTATAGACTTAATATTAGAATATACTGAAGGCACTATTGACTTGTAATCATCTGGTGTTACAGCCCTTCCTTGTGCTGCATATTTTAATGGTGCATTAAATTTAATAGAGTCTACTGATTCTGCATCACCCCCACCAGAAGCATTAGCAGTTGATAATGCAGTAACATTAGAATATCCACCCACAGTTGAAGCTGTAGTAAATGCACTTGCACCATCAGCCAAACTTCCATTAGTTACAACATAATCCAATAAAATAATATTACCATCAATAGGTTTCTTACCTATAATACCATCTCCAAAATATACTTCATACCTGCCATCCTCTACTTCTTGTAAAAAGTATTTTAAGGAAGTTGATGTTAGTGTTGCATAGTCTGTATTCAAAGTATAAACTTCTGTAGTAATATCACTTGATGATGCTTGTACAGATACTACTATTGTACTAGTGTCAACAGTTGCAGATGGTATTACAAATCGTTGTTCTAAATTTGAAGTATTTACAGTATATTGAAATCTTATTCTTGTTCCTTCATAAATTCTAATACCACTAAAAACAAATGTTCCCGAACTTGATGTTGCAGTATGATCTCCAATAGTTACAAATTGATAGGAAGTATCATTAACTGAAGAAGTAAAGATTGAGCCTGCATCCATGACCAAAGATGTTTGAGAAGTTGGAACACCAGTAACCGTAACATCAACATATGCATTTGAAGATTTACTAGATGATGGTAAGTACCCTAAAGCCTTTGCATGAGAAACAGCACTTGATCTAGTTAATGCAGTATCAATGAACATTTCGTTTGCAAGCATATTTGCATGAAATGCTAGATAGTGAGTATTGTATGCCAAGAGATCCATAAGAACCGACATTCCAGACCCTTCAAAATTATAATCTGTAAATTGAGTTTGTTGTGAAAGAAATGATTTGAAATTATCTTTTACTGTATCAAAGTCTAAATCAGTAATTTCTATTTTTCCTTTTGAATTTATAGCCATATTATCGTACCGCTTCTAAGATTGTTTGAAATTCTATAAGTTCTGCTGGTAAATTTTCTACATAAAAATAAATCCTAACATCATAAGAATTTGCATCTGGAACTGGATAACATTCAACAGTTTCCACTCTAGCTCTAGGTTCAAAATTACCAATCATTTCTTCTATTGCTCGAGATAATTGATTGCCTGTTATAGGCCCAAAGTTTTCAAAAAGTAATGCTGTAACATTAGATCCAATCTCTGGATGGAATGGTCTATCGTAATGATTAGTTAATAGTAAATTACGAACAGACCTTTTAACAGCATTAACATCAGTAACAGTTGCTACATCTCCTGTAACTGGATTTGCAGTAAAGTTCAAGTTTAAGTCTCTATAAATTCTACTTGATCTTTTCTCATTCTGTCTTGATGCATCCCATGCCATTATGGTGCTACTCCGTTATTGTTTAATGCTGCTGATTCCTTGTGTTCTGGATCATCCTTGTCTTTGAACCAGTAGTCAGCCGTCTTAGTTAGGACAGCTACATAAGTTCCTATTAAAATATTTACGATGTCTCTGTACGCTTCTCCAACTTCTTGAAAGAATAGTAAATACAATAATACAAAGAATGCTCCAAATACTACTAGACTTAATGCAAATCTAGCCCAAAAGTTTAATTTTTTGCGGCGTTCAATCTCTTTGCATTGATCGCCTGTTGTTTCGTTTGTCATATCACCTCAATTTAATTGTTTATTATGCATTTGCTCCAGCGCCTACTGTCTTTGCTCCACCTACTATCTTACAACCACAAGATAATGCATCCCCGATTCTTGCGACTTTTCTTTTAACACCATCATCACACGTTACATATGATGTTGGTGAACCTTCTATAATTTTTCCATCTGTAATAGGTGGTGATGGAGATGGTGAACCATGAGATGCAACTATAACATCTACTGTCAACATAGGTTTGCCCTCAATCTGTGCCAACTGACACAAAGATGAGCCTGGTAAAAATATTGAAGGTGCAAATGAACCATGTCCAGTTGTTTGATCACCTTCTCTTGCCATTGATCCTGCCATTATGTTTGCCACTCCGATAGTTCTGGAACTTTTGTTAGGGCACTATACGCATCTCTATATGCTGTAATATATCTTTCCCTATCATTGTCATAATTATTTATAACACCTATCTTAAACTCAAGTTCTATTGGTGTACCAGGCCATGGCCCATCAGAGAAGGCTGCTAAGAAAAATTCTAAGGTAAATGTAATATAAAATATTCCTGGCCCTCCCTTTTGTGTATTTCCATATCCAGAACTTCTTGCCAATCCAAAATCCGAACCATCAAAGTTGGGGGGTTTATCTGTAGGTGTCCACGGCACTACCCAATCATCCAATTCTGTAACCGGCCCAGTTATTGTAGCCGTTGTTACCTGAGCACCCACCCCAGCAACTACAGTAGAAGCCCCCTGAACTATTGTAATCTTTACATCTGGAAAAATTGTATATGTTCCTGCACTAGTATTGTTCGCCGCATTACCAATACCAGATAAAGATTCACTTTTACTTGTAGCTGGAACAGTCCATGAAGCTGGTATTGATATATTAGTAAGAGAAATCATCGGGCCTGCAGCTGTTTCCAAACCATCAGAAACAATAGTTACTGGTGGACTAGTTATAGGAGAATTTACCGTTTCTGTACAGGTCATCGTTTCTGACATAGTAAAAGTCTCACTTGTTGCAGTACCTATATTTTCCATACCACCAGCTGTCTTTGCACCAGCATTAGTCAAAGTTCCTGCAGCTGGTAGAGCGGCTATAGAATGTGTACTGGCATTTGCAAGTCTTGCAGGCATTAGTTGAAACTGATTGAGGAACCACCTACAGTCATTGCACCAGATGCCGTAATGGAACCAAGAACTCCGATAGTAGTGGTAAGGTTAATTTGGTAATCTTGTTCTACATTCAATGTTACAGATTCAGTTAATTTTCCTACAATATCTAATGTAACATCTCCTGTTATTGATACTGTATCACCTGAGGCTGATATAGTAGTTTTTCTACCTCCATCAAATAGTTCAGTAACCAATCCTTTAGACCATACCCCCATAGTTCCACCTACTGAAAGGTTGTAATTTTTTGTTACATAGGTGTCCATGTTACCAGCTATAATATTGGTAACATTCCCTACAGTTTTGATTATTACATTACCAGTTTTGTCAATCTCAATGAACGTGCCCATTTTGTGGAATAGGTGTATCCGTTCATTACCAGCTGTATCATCGAACTCAACATAGTGTCCTGACTCTGTTTCAAAAACATGATTGGTAGGATACGTTGCATTTTCTTGAGTAGATTTAGGTTGTTTAGCTGTACCAGTTGAAGTTGTCCAATCTGCTGTAAGAGTATGTTTCTTTTTATTCGATGCGTGTGTATCAATTACTTCTTTAGTTCCTTGTGCAAGAAGATTTGTATCTGGTTTATCAATATAAAGCTTGGAAGGATATTTGTCATTAGGATCTTTGAATCCACCTTCAAGGGACTGTCCTCCAACAGCAGAACTTGATGCTATGGTAAAACCAGTTGTTTCAGTAGAATTGTAGCCTGGTAGGGCTCCCATGATAACAGGTTCTTGTATGGCATCATCACGAAAGAAACCAACTACCCATGTACCCTCTAAAAGAAAATGTGGTGAGACTCCAATACCAGAATTTGCTCCTGCTGTCACAGGCATCATTACCGAAGCCCAAGGTAAGTCAGCAGTAGGAATCTTTTGTATATCTGATGTATGATACCCCAAACACCTAACCCTGACTCTCCCTGATTTTTCTGGATCTGCTCTATCTTCAACGACTCCAATAAACCAATTGAAACCATCTTGGCCCATAAAATAGTTATCCATATATTTTACCTTTTCTTTCTTTAAAGATATTTATATGAATACTAAGATTTTTTCTCAGGATGTATTTGGATTTTTTCTGGTTCTGGCCCCAGAGAATTTTCAAGGAAGGGATCCCTTGTTAACGCTTACGCTTAGGTTTTGGGGGTGGGGGTGTGGCTCCTGAACATATCTGAACGGTATAGAGAATACCAATGTCAGTCTTGATAGGTTTGCAGACTTCTTTGAGGTGATATTTTTTGCGGAAGTTATGGTAGATTAGTGAGGTCACGCAGCAGGTTGCTGTCGATAATAGGAATGCCGTTTACGACCCTTTGAATTTCCGAGCCATCGATAGTAGGTGCAGAGTGTGCATCTAACTTTTCTTCTTCTCCAGCCTGCGGCCTTTCGTTTTCCTACTTTAGATTTCTTCATATTAAAATGTAGATATAGAAAAAGGGGTTGCTTCTGTTTCCAAGTGCAACCCCTAAAACTCAGTCATGGTTATGCTGCAAGTGCAACATATCCGACAGGTGTGTAATCATTGTTGTTTGCGATTACTTTGTGTTTGAACCTCAGTAGAACCCTCTTCATCTAATCGAAATCTATTTCAGCCCCTCCAAGAAATTATGTCATTCCCACAAGTCATTATCCCAATCCTTGTTGAAATGTTCCTCGTAGTGCTTTTTCTTAGGTTTCTTTGACTTCTTCCCAGCAGTATCTCTCGCAGTCATGCGTTGATGTGATGGGAGTCTTTCAAAGATACTAAGTCTA